CTCATCACCTGTCGGCATCCATGCCGAGGTGTACGAAGAAGAACGAGAGTATTTTCCGAAACGTAGGGTTCCCATTTTTAGCTATTAATTCCTTATCTGATTAACGTATCCGTGTACGGTTACGACATTTGCTGTTGCAGCAAATGCTTTAACGACCAAACCCCCATTTAGCATCAAACCAGGAACGACCAGAACCAAACCCGCCTCTGCGGTAACTGTTAGCTCAATATTGTCTTCCGCGCCAGTTCCACCGTATTCAATTGTAAGCTTGACATTTGACGCACTGTTGTTGGAAGCATAAAGGTTCAACTCATCCATATCAGTTGAGCCTGCCACCGCAGTATGTATGGTAGTTGCGTTGCCAGTAGTTGTGCCAGCGACCAAAATGCCCTTTCCGCTTGTGGAGCTTGAAAGTTTTGCCCTAGAATATGTTGCCATAAAAATATTTCTCCTTGAATTTTATAAGAATAATTGTAATGCGATTACCGTGCTAAGATCTTCTCCAGAAGATCCAACTCCCCACTCAAGACCCGTTGCAGTTGAGGAGTTGGCCTTTAGAACATATCCATTAGTGCCAACGGCCAATGTATTTGCGGTGTTGTCAGAAACACCAACCAACAAATCTCCCTTGGCGTCAAACTTGCTCAGCAGCTCGTTGAACGGAGCTGCGCCAATTTCAACCCATGAACCAGAGTTTCGGATAAAAGTCCCACCACTAGCAGAATTAAACCATAACTGACCCGTTATTGGACTTGGGGGCGATGAATCGGAAACTGATGCGGCCATTCCAGAAGCGCCGATTTCCACCCAGTAAGAATCGTAATAAACATAGGTTTTTGCTGTATCTTGGTCAAACCACAAAGTACCAACATCGGCGGGAGATGGCGGATTAGATGATACTTGAGCGCCACCTGCGCCAAGATCTGTATAGTTCGTTCCGTCGTTAGTAAATTGCCATTTGTCGGTTGATTCATTCCAGCGAATTACTACGTTGGCGTTAGCTCCACCACCACGATAAACCGATACTCCGGCGTCCGAACTGGCGTTTACTGCTCCAGAATTTAGGCTTATAATATTGTCTTCGATGTCTAAAGTCTCTGTGTTGATGGTGGTGGTGTTACCGCTTACGGTGAGATTTCCAGAGACAACCAAGTTGCCCGCGATGGTTGGATTTGAAGTATTGACCCAGGCAGTACCGTTGTATATTATAACTTGATTTGCTGTTGGAGAGCTGATTGTGACATCGGTGAGAGAATTAAAGTCATCCGCTGCGACTGCCCACTCAAGACCCGTTGCAGTTGAGGAGTTGGCTTTTAGAAAATATCCATTAGTACCAACGGCCAATCTAGCCGCAGTGTTGTCTGCGGTCCCAACTATTAAATCGCCCTTTGCGTTGATTGTGTTTACGTCGAGTGCATTTGAAGGCAAAGAAGAATAACTAAGCTGTGTCCAAGCAGTTGTTCCATCGCCAATTTTATACTTGTTAGTGTCAGTTTCTAAACCCAATTCACCTGCAGCTAAAACTGAATTAGCGGACGTCCAGGCACTTGCTGTTCCTCTGCGAAATTGAATTTGTACAGCCATTTATCCTAAACTCCTCCTGCATCTATTGATGCCAAAGTTAAATATTGAACAGTGTTTGGTTCGCCACCATCAACAATTGTCTTTGAATATAGTACCTCATTCACCCAATTAGTACCATCATAATATAAAACATCTCCAGTTTGAGGCGATGCTATTTGAGTTCCCAGAAGGTCAGAAATACTGGCAACTGTCTCGGTTACAAGCAGGGAATCAGAAAGCCTAGGCATATTCTACTCCGCTGATCGTAAAAGTCAGGTCGCTTGTTGATTGAGAAACGTAAATTTTACTATTTGCCGGCATGACCAAAGAAGTGTTGTAGTAAAGCACGTTGTTTGCGCTAACGGTAACATTGCTTAGAACCTTGTTGTTGGCAGCTGCGGCGTTTGCGTCCTGAAGGATGTGTAAAGAACAAGTTTTGTCTGAACCCGAAGTATTGCATATATTTATCGATTTAATAATAGTGTAGTTTCCGCTTGTGTTTGAAACACTATAGGCGTTCGCGCCAGTATCATTGCCGCTGTAAAGAAGTTTGGGAGTTAGTGATGCCATATTAAATTGTGTCCATCCAGTATAATATAGATAGATCTTGATTTTCAAGAACGCTATCGGCTGGTATCGCAGCGTAGACGGCAACTCTTACGGAATTGGAAGAAGGAGCGTTTTGAAAATCTAAAGTTACCGTATTAGAAGTAGTTGCTTCCCATTGAACTAAATAGGTTTCATATGGAGAATTGGCGTTACGAACCGATACTAAAATATCTCTTGTTCCAAGATTATGAGTTAAAGCATAAACCGTATTCGTGCCATCTCCTATTGTTGCAAGATACGTAGAACCAGCAGCTCCGCCGCCGCCTGAATTTAAATCTTCTGCTGGAGCAAATTTTGTCCCATTATATTTTAATACCTGTCCATTGGTCGCTCCAGTTGTATCTATTTCTATTGAATCAACAAAAAGAGAGGTCAAATTTGCAGTTGATAAGGTGATGCTGGATGGCAAAGAAACGGTATAGGTGCCGTTGGCTTCACTAACCGTAATTTGATTTGCAGTACCGACTATGTTCGTGATTAGCCTTGATGCTATGATTGAATTCGAGGTATTTTTATAAAACAATTTGCCATCGGCATAGTTTAGGGCCAGCTCGCCAGATTCAAGAGTGCTTGGAACTTGAGAAACAGTACCAGATTTTTTTAAAACTATAACGTTAGCCATATTTTATCAGGGCGCTCCACCATCTAGAACATTTGTCCACTGAAGACCACTTGCCGTAGAACTATTTGCCATTAAGAAATAGCCATTTGTTCCAGTCGCTAATCTTATCACAGTATTGTCTGCACTTCCAACTATCAAATCACCCTTTGCATTCACCATATAACGATCAATTGGAGCTATAACTGAAGGGGAAGTGTAAACAGAAGTTGCATTTCCTCCATCAACTTCAAGATTTACTTCCCCGCCACCGCCGCCACCACCGAAGGAAACGGTTGCGTTTACCCACTGACTTGACGCACTATTGTAACGCAGAACTTGTTCATTGGATGGTGAAGATATCACTACATCGGAAAGATCGTTCAAATTAGCAACAATACTTGCATTTCCAGGAATAAACTTGCTTTCTGCTTGACTGTATTTAAGAACTTGATTATTTTCTGCTCCCGTTGGATCTATTTCAATACTGGAAATGGTCAAAGAACTTGCAGAAACATTTCCAAATGACGGATCATCCTCCACCGCAATGACTGGATCAAGGCCTCCCACTCCAATATCATTGGTAATAACTATATTATTGCCCGAAGTTACAGATGCGACATAGCCGTCATCTTCGCTTATCATTTTTATCCAGTTGCCACCATGGGCAAAAAACATAGCCCCATCGGCGTGACTGTGCGCTATTGAACCATGATGAGTCGAAGCGTTGGGGAATGCGCTTGTATTAGCATACAAAAGGTTCAACTTATTTGACGATACTGAATTATTTGAAATGGTACCAGTAAGCGTGCCGTTCCCCAGATTGGTTAGGGCAACGGAACCGGTCAAATCACCCGCAAGAGTTACAGTTGGCGAAACTCCTGTGATGGTCGGGCTGGTCAAAGTTTTGTTTGTGAGCGTCTGCGTTCCAGCAAGAGTAACCAAAACAGAAGTATCGGCAATTCCGTGAATGTTCGTCGTGTCGGCTTCGTGGGAAGCAACAGCGCCGTGTGCTTCATAGGTGTTTGTCGCCACGGCAATCGTTGGAGTTGCACCTTCGCCAGAATTATTACTGAGAGTTATTCCAGTTCCAGCAACAAGCGACTCAACATAATTGCCAATCGTATCTGTAGACAAATTTACGGCGTCATTTATCCATTCAGATCCAGTCCATCTCAAGAAATCTCCATCTGCTGGACTGGTAATGGTCACATCAGAAAGAGCATTGATGGAATGGTTTGAAATTGACGACACTTGTCCAGAAACATTGCCGCTGACATTAACATTAATTGTTGCGGGTAAGCCGATTGTAATTGCTCCAGTAGAGGCACTGACTTCAACTTCGTTCGCAGTGCCGGTCAATGTAGACACAAAACCAGGCTTATCTGTTACATTATCCCATGGCACGTTAGCATCTAGAGTTCCCCTGGTTCCAGAATATACATCCGATGCGTTGGTTGCATCTGGTATAAAGGTAAATTTTCCAGTAGAATCATTGAAACCAAAAAATCCTAATTTTGCAGAACTTCCATTGTGCCAACGGAATTCAATTCCACGATCTTTGTTATCGTCTGAAGTGGGGGCAGTATTGCCACCAAGAGTAAAAATTGGATCTTCAACATAAACTGCGGTTGATTCAATTGAAGTTTGAGAACCATTGACAATTAAATTGCCATCAATAATGACGCTACCATCAATGTTTACATTATCTTCTGTATTTATGGTATTTGTGGACAATTGATTCCAGCGCAGTGTTGTGTTAACCATGGCGTCGGAATCATCTAAATAATAGATTATTCCGTTAACTGGATCTAGCGCTAACTGTCCTTTGGTGATTATGGGCGTTGGCATTTAAACCTTCCTTTAAATATGTTTTATTAGAAGGTACCACCGTCAATTGTTAGACCATCAACGGTTCCACCCGTAATGTTGACATTGTTAGCATTTTGTAACGCAATGGTACCAAGGCCCAGGGTTGTCCTTGCACTTGAGGCGTCCGCATCGTCCACCAAAGATCTGCCAAAGCTTGTAAAAGTCGCAAGTGCCGCGGCACCTGAGCCGGTAAAATACGGCAGTCTATCTGCGGCTGAAGAAAGACCAGCCAACGCTGCAAGCTCTGCATCGTAAGCTTGAACGTCTGTTCCTATGGCAAGTCCCAAATTTGATCTTGCGCCCGATGCGGTGGTTGCACCAGTTCCACCATAGGCAATTCCGACGGCAGTGCCCTGCCAAGCGCCTGTAGAAATTGTTCCAACGGAAGTAAGAGAAGAATTGGTTATGCCAGAACCAAGCGAATTACCGCTAACAACCGTTGAGCCATTTATCTTATATTCTTTGCCAGAAAGGAGATTCATGTGCTCAGAAGAGGTCCAGGAATCAGTTGAATCAACCCAATTGAATGTTTTGTCGGTTGATCCATCCGCAGATGCCTTGACAGTAATTCCGGCGCCGTCCGCAGATGCATCACTGGGGGATGAAGTATTTGACAAAACTATATTCTTATCTTCTACTATAAGAGTGGCTGTATTTAATGTCGTTGTATTCCCCTGAACAAGCAAATCTCCAGTCACCGTTAGATCATTGGGTATAGTGACATTATCCGGCAAAGAAAGTGTGACATTTCCGCTTGCAGCGGAAACCGCAATTTGATTACCAGTTCCAGTAAGTGAAAGAACGCCAGAATTTGTGACCGTATATGTTCCACCCTCTGATCCGTTGTTGGAAACGGAAATTCCAGTTCCAGCGGCAACAGAACCAACATAGTTGCCAGTTGTATCAGTGCCCAGAGCAACAGAATCTGCTGCAATTGTGGCGGTGAGAGTGGCGTTTGCAAGATCTGTAACCGTTACGTTACCAGTAAGATCTCCAGCAAGAGTAATGGTAAAATCATTGACGTTAAGATTCACTTTGGCGTTCGCATCATCGTAAGTTGCGGCAATCCCCAAATGTGAACCATTTGTGAATAGTGCTGCAGATACGTCTTGAGCACTTTCTGTAAAATCGCTGACTTGGCTGGAGTTTATATTGATTGACGAATTTCCGGCAGCAGTTAGTCTTCCTTGTGCATCAACGCTAAAAGTAGACACCACGGCAGCCGTGCCGTAATTACCGGGTGTGACAGCTGTGTTATCAAGATTAATTGTAACCGTATCCGTTGCGGCTGCAATTGAAGTGAGCCCCGTACCACCAGAAATTGTGAGAGTATCAGCTCCTGTTGTAATTGTCTGCGTGCCGCTGTCGCCAGCAACTGTAAATGTAGTTGCAACATTGGAAACTGCGTTGTCTACATAAAGTTTGGTAGCAGCATGGCCGTTTGTGCTCGGAGCGGGAACGGTAACGGTACCAGTGAATGTTTTATTTCCAGAAATTGTTTGTGAATCTGACAGAGTTACAAAAGCGCCAGAACCACCAATTGCTATCGGAGCAGTTGCGCTGCCGCCTGCCCCACCAGTGCCTTCGCCATAATAAAGAATGTCATTAACTTCGTTGAATGCTAGTTCCGCATTTTGCAGTCCTTCTGGTGCGTTAGATGAACCACTTAACCTTCTTTTAATTCTAATTGTATTAGCCATTTAAAAATTGCCTCCATCTAATAAATTTTCTTCATTGTAATTCGTCCAAGCTGTGCCGTTGTAGCGCAAAATTTGACCATATGCTACCGAGTTTATAGTAACATCAACCAATCCATTTAAGAGTGATTGATCAGCAATTTGTGTTTCTGCGCTAATAACTCTGTCTTTTAATGTTAAATGTGATCCAGCTGGATTTATACCCAAAACAGTCTGTATAGCTTCTACGGCGTCATTGATATTTGCGTGCTGAGCATGATGGGGGACGGTGTTGGAATTAAGCGTATCTGACGCGGTTGGATTAATTAAGTTATCTAAAGATCCCGGATATGACGTTGGCATTTAAACCTCTTAAAGGGTTAGGATTTTATTTGAATCATCATTCCAAATTATAGTAATTGGAATTGAGCCAGTATTACTATCAAATGGCAAGCCAGCTGAATTGTCTATATAAAAAATTAATCTTGAACTTTCGTCACTTGCACCCTGTTGAAACATTATAATTGCATCAAATTCTGTACCGTCGTGTTCTGGAATTAAAAGGTCGTCTGCATCCAGTATTCCAAGAGCGGTTGTTACGTTTGTAATCGAATTTGATATTTTTACAATTGCATTTGCCGGAATGTCACTCACAAATTGATCTACCGAAGAATTTGCTGTATATAAAGATTTATTTGCCAAAATTATTTTCAAAGAAGCTCCATTAACATTAATATCCCCATTTAACATTGATTCTTTGGCTTTTTTGTAAATAAAATTTGCCATATTATATACCAACATCTTTGGAAACTGTAATTCTATATTTGTATCCTTTTTGAAAATATTTTTTTCCCTCTGTGAAATAAGAAGGCGTTGCGTCTTCAAGTGATGGAAAGTCAATATATACTTCCGGTTTCCACGAATGCATTTGTATTTTAACTGAGACTGCTTCCCATCTAGATGGAGCTCTTTGTATTTTTTTGCTTTGTACTTTAAAATATTTACTATTGAGAAAATTTGATGCTGGACGAGCATTAAATAAAATGGTCAATCTTCCATTGTTATAACTATTATCAATATAGAATGAACCATTTTTTGGATCTACATCTTTGATATAAAATTCAGGATTTTTAGCTATAATCTGATGAGATGTGTATGCTTCTAATAAAACAGACTTATCTTCAACATATATTTCCTCTAAAACGGGAATAGCAGACGAAGAGACACCAGATGGAGTAGCGGCGTCTTGTTTTATAAATGCAATTTTTTCTTCTGGTGCAATTTCGTTAGCCGCATCTAGAAGACCAACTACTCTTATATGATATTCTTGACCAGAAACAAGAGTTTTATTCCAATAAAGAGTCAGTGTTCTGGAAATTGTATTATAATCAGCTAATGTATTTATTTTTTTAAATGGATCTTGTACAGATGTTGGAGTAGCAGCAGATGTCTGAACAATGAATTTATCATTAACTATTGAACTTATTTTGATAGTTCTGCCAAACTTGATTTTTACTCTATCAAGGTTAACAGCTGCATAATCAATTAAATTCAACGGCACGGCAAACTCCTAAAACATCTACCTAACTAGTAACTAAAAAACAAAAAAAGATAAGGGGTGGCTTTGTAGCCACCCCAAATCTCTTCCTAGAGTTTCGTAACTATAATAGCTCTAAGGCCTGTCTATCAGAGCGCGCTCGTAATACTTCTACTGACTTGTACGTCGTAGTTGCGAGCGAGTCTAACGTTCTTTGCAACTGTGATACCCTCACCGTCGCCGAGCATTACGATGTCATAGCGCTCCTTCATCTTCATCTGACGAATGTCACGTGACGGATCATCGAACTGATCTGTGCTCATGTCATCCTTGACGAGAAGAGTGCCAACCTCGTTACGGTCGATTAGGAACAGGTCTGACTTGGCTGGCGTTGCACCGCTCTTAGCAGTAAAGCTAACGAAAGGCGAAACGATAACGTTAAGACCCATTGGAGCTGTGGCATTGAGCGCACCCTCCTTAGAGTCTGGACGGTAACCCCAGCTTGTGTTGACTGCAGCTGCAGATCCACCTGCATGGAAGATTGAGTCCTTGAGGAACAACGACCACATAAGTGGGTGCATGATGAAGTCTGTTGGAACATGATTTTCAGCCATCAAGACTGCGGACATGTCAACGACGTCATCCCAGGTAACGGTATTGTTGGCTGCGCCATTAATATCGCGACCAGTCGTGTCATCTATGCCTGCCGTGTCGTTGTCAAAGACGATTGTTGCAGCGTCCTTAAAGCGACTGAGTGCAATCTGCTCCTTAAGACGTGCCATGGCACGACCTGCGGCGCGAACATGCATTCCTACAATGTCCCAAAGTGAGTCAGCAATAACTTCCTCTGTGAAAGCCAGCTTAACACCCTTCTTTGACACCTTGCCCTCGACTTGCTTTGCAAATGCGAGTGCCTGCTCTGGGTATTCTTGTCCTTCTGGAATCTCAGCAGCTTGAATTGCGTTTACCGCTGGGAATTCCAAAGAACGACCCTTGCCGAGGCGCACTGTTGAAAGGAGCGGAGTCACCAAAAGCTGTGGTTCGGCTGCCTCTTTCAGAGTACGCGAAATGACCTTAGGGAACAGCGCTGCTGCATCAGAAGATGCAAAGGCCTCCTTGATTGTCACTCTGTTCTCTGAATCGATGTAACCATCCTCAGCAAATGCGGCTTCCCAAGCTGGGAGACCCGAGAGGAGTTCTTGTATTGTCTTACTCATCTTAGGATCTATCCTCCTGTTGTTGTTTTCTTACTTTAGTTTAGAGCGCCAGGTTAACGCGGAATGCGCCAATGACGTTCGTAACATCCAAATTGGAACGGATGCCCAACTTGTTCTTAAAGGTGCCTTCACGCGTAATTTCATATACCGTCTTCAGAGCACCCGGATCTGATGGCAGTTGCATATAGGAAAGTAGACCGTCATCAAAGTTTGTTGCAAACTTCTCGACTTCGATTACCTTACCAACACACAACCATGGATACAAAGTCATGTCGGCTGTTGCCAACTTTCTTGCACGACCCATAAAGTCAGCTGCAATCAAGTCACCAGCAGCAACATCAGCATTTACGTTTGTAACCATGGGATACTCTACATAGCCGTGTGTAATGAATCCGGCACCTTGCGATGTGCCCTTGTCAAATGGCCTGTAAAGATCGTATTGTGCGCAGCCAACTGGGACTGAACGGGCACCAACTGCCTGTGTGTCGCCAGAAGCACCAGCAACTGGTGTTGCACCGGCTAGTGGGTTCCAACCCGAAATAGTGTCACCCCATGTTACCGAGGCTGAGCTACCGTTAGCTGGAACAAAACGCGAATCGCCACTATCATCTGTTACGACCGAAAGAATTGTACCTTTCGGAATAACGACTTCGAAACGATCATCTTCTGAATCTGAATACCAAGTTGGAAGTGCAACTGACGGAAGAATGTAGGCCGAAGGTGCGACACCCTCTGAAACTACAAAACGACCTGCGCCAGTCTTGGTCCCTACTTTGCGAAATTTTGCTAAGCTCATGTGATTATCTCCTTATTTTTAAAGTTTTTTGCGACCCATCAAAGCATCAACCAGAAGATCTTCTAGCATTGTTTCAGCTGTATTTTCCTCTTTATTTTCAGCGGCTTCGACCTCTTGATCAATTGTTAATACATTTTGCTCTTCGTTAGATACTACTTCGCTTTCAACATTAATGTCAACAAATTCTTTTGTTTTTACTGAATTAACTACTGGTAGCTTTGCCATATCCCTCAATGAATCAGCAAGTGATGTAGCTGTTCTCTTCGTATGATCTTCGATGAGAGCATCTCTATCTTCTGCTGATTCGATTCCAAGAGCAATTTTTGTATCAATAACCCTTTCAACCAAAGTGCGATGAAGTGCTTCTTTGAGTTTTCTATTTTCTTCTTCGAGAGACTGAATTTTCTTTTGAGTCTCATCAGCATTTTGCTCAGCATTTTCTTTATTGTCACTGAGTTCTGCTTTTGGCTCTTCAGTCTCTTTTGCTTCTTCTGTTTCTGTTGAAGAAGCCTCTTCTGGTTTTTCAGCGTCTACAGATTCAACAGCTTGTTCTGCTTGTTCTTCTGTCTTTTCTGAATTCTCAGATGAGATCTGTTCTAAAGCCTTCTCTGGATTTTGTGTTGGATTTACTATTCCAACAATACCGATCATTAACTGGCGTTTCTAATTCTGTTTGGTTTTCCTCAGCGGATTTTGCCTGTAGATCTTGAGCTAGCGCCTCAACAACCTCTAAAACATTTTCTTCTTTAACTTCTTTATTCATTTTAGGGTTCTCCTCATGCTTTCCATCTACACTATTCTGGACAAATAGTAATGTATTATCTTTCTGCCTATCAGTTTCACTTTCCTGTATAGCCATTGCTGTTAAAAACGCACCTTTAAGGTGCAAAAAGACTGGTCTTGATTCCTTTTTTTTGAAACCATTAAAAATTGACTCATTTTTTTCAACTGAAACTATATCCTCTTTATCCATATGAATAATAAAAGCCGTTGTTTTAGCCGTCCAATTGTCTGAATCAGCCGTTTTTACAGAACCATCTATTTTTTTAGAAGATCTTACTCCAGATCTTTGATCTGCTGGCTGATTAACGAAAGAATATTCTTTAAAAGCGATGTCTTGCATGTCTATAAATGCTAATTTGCCCTTATAAACCTTGCCTCTCTTATATTTTGAAAATTTTGGTCTACCATTATCATCTTCTTTGGCTAAATCATCACCAGATATTGAACAAATGGCTTTACCAGCTCTTCCCCCAACAGAACCGGTCAGATATCTTTTATCTGCAATTTTTTGAACTGCCGATGGATCGGTAATCGCTATCTGAAGTCTGATAAAATTATCACCATCTGCCTCTTTATCCATTTTGGCTGCAATAACTCTACCGATTGGTTCGCCATTAAGATCGTGATTTAAAATAATTGGTTTTGGATAGGGTTCAACCCAGGATTGTAAGGACTTTTCCAGCTCAGCTGCAGAGTAGTTGTTATAATTTACGGTTAATCCGCTCATGAATTGCGGCTACTTCAATAATTAAACCATATTTTTCATTAAAAGATTCAGAAAACTCTGTTTGCAGTTTTGAAAAGTCTGGTAGTTCAAGAGTAAAATTCTCTGTGAAATCAAAAGCCATTTTTATCTCCAAACATAACTATTCGCTATTTATAGTAAATGCACTATTTATAAGATTAAACAATATTATATAAATATATCATACTTTCTACGACATCTTTAAATGTTCAGAACCTCTTAAATCGCCTTCTCTAAGAAATCTATTAAGCATTGCTCTGTGCATTATGTGTGGAGCATAAATATAAGAGGCTGAAAAAAGGCTTAGCCCGGCTTTGGCGGCATTTGCGCACCACCCCAAATCCTCACCCTGACTGTGTAGTTCATAATTAATCGTTTGATATGTCGTCTTTGACATCATTTTTGCTGCCATGATTATATCAGACTTAAAATATTCTCCTAAGGGATATCTTTCTTTTCTATATCCCTGTCCGCCTGGTTTATCTATCCAATTCATTACGCTGGGATACATTGTGTCATTCGGGGTCATGAACATAAGTGGGCTAACCGCATCTGCACCATCTTGGATATGGCTGACTAGATAATTTATAGTGTTTGAATTTGTTAAAAGAACATCAGAATCAAGACTAAAAAAATAATCTGGATTTATTTCTCTTACCTTTTCTAACATTTTATTTCTTAAAAAGACCATGTTTAAATACTTGGACATACTCCAAGATCTTGAATTTTCTTGATGATTAAAATGGGTTATCTCATTTCTTACATCAATTTCAAATACCTCAATACTTGGTCGAGCATTTCTATACTTTGTTAACATAAATATGGTTTCTTCGTCATCTGGAGAGGTCTCAAAAACAAAACCAATTTTTGAAAAATCCAATTCTTGATTTTCAATACAAGATATCCAATAGGGAAATATCCAATCTCTTTTATATATGGGACACCCTATTAATACATTAACCATTAAAAAAGAAAACCCCTATTCAGTGACTGCGGTAATCGGCTCATCTTTTTTTGTCTTCTTTTTTGGAGATAGTTTTTCGTTGACTGTTTCAACCTGAACCGATTGCACTGTTTGTGGTGTTTCTTTTGTGGGTTCAAGAATTTCGACAATAGGAAAAACTTTTTCAACAATTGAATCAATTACATCAACAAGTATCTCAAGCGCTAAGCGAGTTTGACCGTTGCGAACTGCTGTTCTAAAATCTTCCAAAATATCTTGCTCTTCAATATTGTTAACATCAGACATTTTTATCACCCTTTTCAATATCCGTTCCTATTACATTATACTCTTTTTCTAGGAGACTTTCAATTACTGTTAAAAATTTATTATCATGTCTTCTAATATTCGGAGAAGAAGAGCGGCCATTTTGGTTCTGTGGTCTTGATTTATTTCCAGCTCCTTTTCTCGGGTTGGGCAGGTTTCTTTGACCGGCTGGTGCAGATTTTTGGCCGTCGGAGTTTTTCGGATCTGGTACGTTTTTTGCAGATACTTCTGCTTGAGCGCTAGCTATATTGATTTGAGTTTTAGCCTGTAGACCGCTATATAGCTCTTCGTCATTAACATCGGCACTCATGCCCAATGCTAACCTAACTTCGCTAAGTGTTATCGTATTATTCACAAACTTTTGAATAATATGATTTTCTTTTTTAACTTGAGTATCAACATCTATTTCTTTAAACTTAAAAAAGCATCGATCTGATTCGCCAACTATAGATGGATTTATAGTTGGATCATATCCACCTTCAAATAATAGTTCATTAAATATATTAAGTCTTATCATCTCGGCAAAGATTTTTTGTGTCTGCTTTATTTTATCATATAAAGCAACATCTAGTCTGTCGGTTACAGATCTATTGCCACCATTCATCGTCATGCCCAAATGATGGGGGGCAACACCCAGGCCAACTGCTACTCTTTCCTTAAAATGGTCTAAGTATTTAGAAGCATCTAACGCTGTATTTTCAGAGCCAATAATTTCTATATCATGTCTAAATGGTAAAATCAACCCACCTTCAGCTCTTAAATTTTCTATTTCAAGAGCAGCTTGTTCTATTTCTTGCGGCTCCGCTGGCTGTTCAGCTGTACCAATCTTATATTTATACAAAGGAAATAGTTCTCTATGAACTAGGTTTTGTATATCTTCCTCAATTTGCCTTAGGGCAATTACGTCATCGAGTACGTTGCTTATGTATGGAGTGCCAAATGCTCTTCCGGGTTTTCTATCTAAATGAAGATGAATAACCCTATCTGCGGACCAAACAGGATCTCTATCAGTTGGTGAATAAGTTAGGGGATCAGTAGCCTGCTGATAAGCTTTTGGTCTATTGTGTTTGTCTCTAAGAATTCTCACTTGCTCAGTTGGAATAAGATAGTATCCAGCTATTGGATACTCAGCATTCACCGGCGCAAGTTTGCTGGGGAAATATGAGGCAATATCGCCTCTTCCTTTAACTACAAAAGCGTTCCCAAATTTAAATAATTGGTCTGAAACTTCAATCAAGAAATCTAGAAATGGTCTTTTCATCGCCATTTCCATATAATCTATTCTTTGGAGTAGATACGAGACTGCGTCTTGATTTTCGGAGACTATTTCCCACCCTTCTTTCCAAAAAAGTTCTTTGTGTTTTGATATGGCCTGTTTTACATAAGAATCCGTATCAATGGCCTGTAATATTCTATCAAAATCATACGCAGGTGGCTCAAATGAGGCTCTCTTAGCAAAGAAATAGGAAGTACCCTGAAATCCCAATGCCAGGGTAGCGACTCTCATTGTTTTGGAAATAGATTTTATATCATCTGACGATAGAATTTTTTCTTTTGACCCCAATTCTTCGCCTGTAATAGAAAAAGGTAAATAATCTTTAAGTGCCATTTTACATCCTTAATATAGTTTTACGGGGTAATAGTAAGGCTATATTGTCTGGGCTGTATTTTATACAGATTCTATCATACCCGCTGAATCAAACGTTTTTTTAATTATGAGACCCTTAACAGCTTCAAGCCAAAAAATCGTCTCTGCTTCAGAAAAATCGCTTTTATAGGAAAGATTTTTTTCAGAAATCTTTATTTCTACCTTAAATTCTTTTGTTTCATTTTGTGCATCGCTCATTACTTTTGTCCTCTCATATTATTGATAATATTTGTTAACTTTTTAATTGTAGCATCTTTTACCACAAGCTCAATAGTCAATTGGGCTAGTTTTTCCTGAAAAGACGCTATAACCAAATTAATATCCAGCTCAGAACTAAAATCTTTCTGGGCTTGGTTAGGCTGCTGATTCTGCGCAACAGCTCCCGATAACGACTGTTCTGCCTCTTCAATGTTA